AATCGAAAGAGTCAAGAATTACCGCCTTTGTTACACGATATGCACCAATACGTTAAACAAACTTACAGCAGTCTTTATGGATATGGAATTGAAACAGATGACTTAGTTGCTACATACTGGTTTAACATTAGTAAAGACGTAGGCCGTGATAATGTTATGATTGTTTCTATTGACAAAGATTATAAGCAGTTTCCTTGTTTAATTTATAACTATCATTATAATCATAGAAAAATATTAGACATCACAGAAGAAGAAGCGTTGTATAATTTTTATGAGCAAATGATTGTTGGAGACAGCGCAGACAATATTAATTACTTTAAAGGCAAAGGCAAAAAATATGCAGAAAAATATTTAAAAGAATGTAAAACAAAATATCAATACACAAAACAACTATATAAACTTTTTAAAGAGCAATATAAAAGTAAAGCAAGAGAAAGGTATATAGAATGTTATAATTTATTAAAACTAAAAATACTATGAGAAAATATAGAAACAAATTAACACCAGAAGAAATATCAGACAAAATTATGGAGCTTACAGACGTAAACCTTTACGAGAATACAAGAAGATTAAAGGTAGTTGCTGTTAGAGCTTTGTTTTGTTATATACTTAGGGAAAAATTAAATATGCGTTGGACGGCCATTAGTAAGTTTCTACAAAGCAAAGGCAAAGGAGTTAATCACGCTACAGTCATACACGCTATAAATAACTTTGATTATTACACAACAAAATATCCAGAGCTAAAAGAAATAGAAGAAATGTTTACGTTTAAGTCAGACAAAACTATAGACGAAATAAACAAAATAGAATACTGGAAAGCAAAAGCAAAAAAGTTAGAAAAACACATACAAGAATTACAAGGTGACAGACCACTAATGAGACTAATAAGTAAAATACCGCCTGAAAGAGAATCAGACGCATACGATAAATTAGACTTAGAAATGAAGTCTTGGAAATGGAAATACACAGACAGTTCAACAGCATCAGCAATAGTAGACTAATGAAAAAAACAGAAACACTTATAAAAGAAGAAGCAACAAAAATCGTAAATCTATTAATACAAAAAAATAGAGCATACGGTGATACTGCTACAAATCCAGTTAATGTATTTAGCAAACTACCTGCAAAGGAAGGAATACTAGCAAGACTTGATGACAAGTTAATGAGAATAAAAAACAAAGGCCTTAATGATATTACAGAAGATACTGTAGCAGATTTAATAGGCTACTTGCTTTTATATAAAGTACAAGTAAGGAAAGAAGATGAGGTTATAAAAAAGAAACTCATAAAGCTAAAGTATGAATACAAAAAAGACATAATATCTGGAACTGAATAAATTAATAAAATCTATGCGTTATATAGATATAGAGAATTAATTAATTAATTTTTTATTAATTATGGATAAAAGAAAAAATAACGGTGGTCATTCTACAAAAGGCTTTGCAGGTCGTAAACCAAAGACAGAAGAAAAAAGATTAATTGAAAGACTAGATAATATAATTGATAATGAAGAAGCAATTAAAAAACTAGGTGAATTAATTGGCAAAGGTGATATGAGAGCTTTAACATTATGGTTTGGATATAGGTATGGTAAACCTAAAGAGTCAGTAGATATAAATTCTTCGGAGGGCCTTAATATAAATTTTAAAGACTTAATTAAATTTAAGTGATTGAAATAAGCCCTAAGTACGCACCAATTACACAAGCAGACAGCAGATATTTTATAGTGTGTGGGGGTCGAGGTTCTGGCAAAAGTTTTAGCGTTAATTTACTTTTATTATTACTTACATACGAACAGGGCCATACTATTTTATTTACACGATATACACTAAGCTCCGCATACATTTCTATAATACCTGAGTTCATAGAGAAAATTGAATTACTAGACAGGTATACAGATTTTCATATAACTAAAGATGAAATAATAAATATAAAGTCTGGTAGCAAAATAATATTTAAAGGAATTAAAACATCTAGTGGTGACCAAACTGCTAATCTAAAATCATTACAAGGTGTGACAACGTTTGTATTAGACGAAGCAGAAGAATTAACAAGTGAAGATACATTTGACAAAATAGACTTGTCTGTTAGACATCAAAGCAAAGACAATAGAGTTATTTTAATACTTAATCCAACAACTAAGGAGCATTGGATATACAAAAGATTTTTTGAAGATAGGGGAGTGCAAGAGGGCCTTAATATAACAGCAGATAATGTAACCTATATACATACAACTTATAAAGACAATATAGACAACTTATCACAAAGTTATATAGACCAAATAGAACAAATCAAAAAAAGAAGGCCAGAAAAATATAAACAGCAAATGCTAGGTTCTTGGCTTAACAAAGCAGAAGGAGTTATATTTAATAATTGGAGCATAGGAGAATTTAAAGAAGTTAGTAAAACAGTATATGGCCAAGATTATGGATTTGCAGCAGACAGCTCAACTTTAATAGCTACCAGTATAGACATACCTAACAAACTAATATATCTTAGAGAATGTTTTTACAAACCTAGATTAACAACAACAGAACTTGTTATGCTTAATAAAAAATTTGCAGGTGAGTCATTAATAGTGGCCGACTCAGCAGAGCCTAGATTAATTTCAGAAATTAGAGCATCAGGCTGTAATATAGTAGCAAGTATAAAAGGTCAAGGGTCAATAACATTTGGTATTAGTTTATTACAAGATTATGATTTGATTATTGATAAAGATAGTATTAATCTAATTAAAGAGCTTAACAATTATGCTTGGCTTGAAAAAAAATCTAACACTCCTATTGATAAATTTAACCACGCAATAGACGCAATTCGCTATAGTGTAACCTATCAATTACAAAATAAAAACAGAGGTAGTTATTATATTTCTTAAAATACTTTATTGAATATTTTGTTTATAAGTATATTTGATTTATATTAGTTAAAAATTATTACAAATGAATATACTAAATAGAATACTCAACAACGACTTGCCTGATACTTACGAAACAAGTATTCAGCTTGTAAACGAAATAGACCCTGCTAGTGTAGACTTATTACAAACTACATTAGTGGCCTATCGTAACGGTAGCTTAAACATTAAATCAGTTTTAGATACTGTAGCAGTTATAATTAAGAAAGACAGAAACGACAAAAGATATAAAGTATGAGAGAGCTAGGTAGAATGATTAGAGAGTTCTTTAGGCGTGAGCCTAAGTACTGGGTTTCGTTTCCAGAGTTTGCAGACAGCGCAGCAGAGAAAAAAATAATTATCCGTACATTTAAACGTTTTATGGAACGTAAAATTAAAATTAAAAGCAAAGAAGATGTACAAAACTATTAATGACTTACAAAATCACGCAGACGCTATTTACTGCTCAGAAACATTACAACAATGGATTAAGGCCAAACCAAAAAACAAATCACTTAAAAAATTTAGTGATGCCTTAATAAGAATACTAATTAACAATATGAATGTTAATGTTAAATTAGAAAACTGTCAATTTGCAAACAGTATATTGAGACAACAAAGAAATCAAGCGTGGCTTGAACAAAACGAAATTGCAGAAGAACTTAAAAAATTAGATAAACATTTTAGGCCGCCAAATGCCTGAAATTTGGCTTCATTTGTTGTTTAGAAAGGGTCTATTATTAGGCCCTTTTTTTGTGCAATTAAAATCTTTACTATATTACGTTATATATATATGAAACTAGAAATAAACATACCTACTGAATTAAGTGATATAACACTTAGACAGTATCAAAAATTTCTAAAGACACAAGAGCAGGTTAAATCAATGACTGAGTTACAATGTATTATGATTGAAATATTTTGTAACCTAAGGCCAGATATGGCTAAGCTAATGAACTTTAATCAAGTAGAAAAAATAACAGCAGAGCTAACAGCTATGTTTAATGATACGCCACCATTAGTACAAAGGTTTACTATGAATGGTGTTGAGTATGGATTTATACCAGAACTAGACGATATGACTCTTGGTGAGTATATTGACTTAGATACTTACATTTCTGACATTGATAGTTTGCAAGTTGCTATGAATGTTTTATACAGGCCAATAGTACACAAACATAAACACAAGTACACTATTAAAGACTATGACCCTTCAACAAAAAACGCTATGCTTAATATGCCACTTGACGCAGTATTAAGTTCAATGTTTTTTTTTCTGAATTTAGGAATGGACTTATCAATAACTACCCTGAAATATTTGACGCAGGACAAGGAGACACGACAAGCAGCCTTTCACAATTCCAGTCAAAGTATGGGTGGTTTCACAGCATTTGGGCGTTATCTGGAGGAGATATTACAAAAGTCAAAGATATTACTAAACTAAATATGCACGAGTGTTTAATGATGTTAGCATACATAAAAGACAAAAACGAATTGGAAGCAAAACAAATAAAAAACAATATTAGATGAGCAATCAAGGAGCAAGAGGTTATTACTTAGTAACCGAAACAATTAAAGAGCAATTACTAAATGACGTAAATGTTAATACAGTTACTACAGGTGATATATATGACGTTAACCTAAACAAGCAAGATATATTTCCTTTGTCTCATTTAATTATAAATACAATTATACAAGGTGAACAAACATTGACGTTTAACGTAAGCATTATGGCTATGGATATTGTTGACCAGTCAAAAACAGAAACACAAGATATTTTGTACAAGTTGCAAGAATGGGTACTTTGTTTACACAACAATATCAAGTAGACTCAGACGTTACACTAGAACCATTTTATGATAGGTTTGAAAATCAGTTAGCAGGTTGGACTGCTACGTTTGATATTGTAATATATAATGATATTAGAATT